GCCACCCCTCGTCTCTGTTCACATCGCGTGTAGCGCTACCGGTCCGGAGGTCACCGTGCGTAAGGTTTGCGCGGTGTGCTCTGAGCCGTTTGAGGCGAAGCGGAACACGGCGAAGTACTGCTCGAAGCGGTGCAATGTCCGCGCGGCGCGCCAGCCGAAGCCGGAGCGCCGGGCCGCGCCGCCCGTGGCTGACCCGCCGTCGCCGGTTCCGAGCCTGCTGGCGGCCACGCTGGCCGAGCTTGAGCGGGCCGGCAGCCACGATTCGGCGGCCGGGGCGGCCGCGCTGGCGCTGGCGGCGCGGGTTGACGCCGGGGGCGGCGAGACGGGCGCTGGCCTGGCGGCGCTGGTGCGCGAGCACCGGTCGGCGCTGTCGGCGGCGCTGGACCGGGCCGCGCCTCCGGCTGACCCGGTTGAGGATGAGCTGAGGACGGCGCGTGAGCGCAGGCGCGCTCTCGCTGGCGGCTGAGCCTGCTTTCCGGAGCGTCCCACCTTATACGCAGACGCTGGGGCCGGAGGTGGCGGGGTTCTGCGCGTCGGTGGGGTTCCGGCCTGACCCGGAGCAGGAGCTGATCCTGGGGGACATCTTCGCGCGGGGGCGGGGCGGCCGGTCGGCGGCGATGGAGGTCGCGGTGGTGGCGCCGCGGCAGAACCTGAAGACGGGCGTGAAGAAGCAGGCGGCGCTGGGGTGGCTGTTCGTCACTGATGAGCGGCTGGTGGTGTGGTCGGCGCATGAGTGGGACACGGTCAAGGAGGCGTTCCGGGACCTGGATGAGCTGATTACCGGGTCGGACGCGCTGCGCCGCCGGGTGCGGCACGTCTACCGCGGCAACGGCGATGAGGCGATCGAGCTGCTGAGCGGCGCGCGGCTGATCTTCAAGACGCGGACGAAGGCGGGCGGCCGGGGCCTGTCGGGGAACAAGGTGATCCTCGATGAGGGGTTCGCGCTGAGGGCGATGCACATGGGGGCGCTGCTGCCGACGTTGTCGGCGCAGCCGGACCCGCAGGTGCTGTACGGGTCGTCGGCGGCGCTGGCGGAGTCGGAGATCCTGCACGCGCTGGTCGCGCGGGGCCGGGCGGGGGGTGACCCGCGGCTGGCGTACACGGAGTTCTGCGCGCCGCCGCCGTCGGTGGCGTGCGCGGCGGGGGACGCGTGCTCGCACGCGCTGGACGCCGCGGGGTGCGGGTGCGATGACCCGGCGCTGTGGGCGGCGGCGAATACGGCGGTGGGGCGCGGGCGGATGTCGCTGGAGTACATCGAGGGCGAGCGGCGGGCGCTGCCGCCGGCGGAGTTCGGCCGGGAGCGGATGGGCTGGCATGATGCCCCGGCGGAGGGCGTGCGGCGGCTGGACCCGGCGCTGTGGGACTTGCGGGCGGACCCGGGGTCGCAGGTGGCCGGGCGGGTGGCGCTGGCGTTCGCGGTGGCCCCGGACGGGTCGGGTTCCTCTATTGCGATCGCGGGGCGGCGCGCGGACGGCCTGGGGCACGGGGAGCTGACGGACCCGCCGCGGCCGGGGACCGCGGGCCTGGTGGGCCGGGTGCTGGAGCTGTGGGACCGCTGGGACCCGTGCGTGCTGGTGATCAACCCGGCTGGCGCGGCGGGGGCGTTCGAGAAGGAGCTGGCGGGGCACGGGTTCGCGGTAACGGCGCCCGGCAAGGACGTGCCGGCGGGTAAGCGGCGGCTGCAAGTGACGGGGCCGCGGGAGTACGCGCAGGCGTGCGGTGCGCTGGCGCTGGACGTGAAGAACGACCTGTGGCGGCACCTGGGGCAGCAGCCGCTGGATGACGCGGTGAAGGGGGCGCGGACGCGCCCGCTGGCTGACTTGTGGGCGTGGTCGTGGGCGGCCTCGGCGGCTGACATCGGGCCGCTTGAGGCGGTGACGCTGGCGCGGCACGGGTTCATGACGCACGGGGTGAACGCGCCCGTGTTCTTCGGCTCGTGGCGATAGGAGCCGGGGCTGGGGCAAGCGGGAGGCCAGTACGCGCAGACCGGCCAGCCGTGATCCGCAGCTTTAGGATGTGCCAGTTTTTCAGGCTGGTTACCGCGCCCGGCATCACCGACTTTAGCAACGGAGGCCCGTCATGGCATTGAGCGTGGCGCAGCGCGTGCCGCTGGACCGCATTGAGGACCGCGCCAGGCGGGCGCGGCCGGGGCGCGCGGTGCTGACGGTGGTCGCGGCGGTGCTGTTCGGGCTGGGCTGGCTGGCGTTCAGGGCGTGCGCGCTGGCGTGGCTGGCGCTGTCGTGGTGCGGGTGCGCGGTGATTGAGGGCTGGCAGTCGGCTAAGGCCGCGCAGCGCGCGCAGGCCCGCAGGCAGGGTGCGGCGTGAGTGATGCCGCAGGCAAGGACACGCCGTGGTGGCTCTGCCCGAATGAACCGCGATGCGGTCACGGCCGCGTGCTCCATGACGTCGAGGATGATGAGGACACAATGCCGCGCTGCTGCGTCGATGGCTGCCGTTGCGGTGAGGCTGCGCCAGGTCAGGGAGTCCACCTGTGGGCGTCCTCGACCGGGTGAGCGCCCGCGCGGCGCGGCTCGGCCGGGGTGATGAGTCGCGGTTCGGGATCGATGACTGGATCAGCCAGTACCTGATCCCGTCGGCGGGCCAGTTCCAGTTCGGCGGGGTGACGTACCCGTTCGGCGGACTGTCCGGGCTGTCGCAGACGCTGGCGGGGACACGGGCGGCGGAGATCGCGAACAGCCTGCCGGGGTACCGTGCGGCGCTGCAGCAGTGCCCTCCGGCGTTCGCGGCGCAGATGTTCCGGGCGCTGGTGCTGTCCCAGGCGCGGTTCACGTTCCGTAACCCGCCGTGGCACCCGCGGACGCCGCGCAGGCAGTTCAGCAACGGCGACCTGCAGGTGCTGGAGCGGCCGTGGCCGAACGGGACGACGGGTGACCTGGTCAGCCGGATGGAGTGGCACGCGGGCCTGGCGGGGAACGCGTTCGTCTTGCGGCAGCCGCGCAGGCTGCGGGTGATGCGCCCGGACTGGACGGCGATCCTGTACGGGTCGGAGACGGAGCCGGAGTGGCCGTCCGGGGCTTTGGACGCTGAGCTGCTGGGCTACGTGCACGCGAACCGCGGCATCGGGAACGGTGAGCCGCGGCTGCTGCTCCCGGCGGACGTTGCGCACTGGGCGCCGCTGCCGGACCCGGAGATGACGGGCCTGGGCATGAGCTGGCTGACCCCGGCTATCCGGGAGATGCAGGTTGACCGGCTCGCGACCGAGCACCAGGTGCGCTTCTTCGAGCAGGGCGCAACACCGAACCTTGTCATCAAGGGCATCCCGGCGATGGACCGCACCAAGTTCGATGAGCTCGTGGCGATGATGGAGGCGGATCACGCCGGGGTGGCGAACGCCTACCGGACGCTGTACCTGGTGGCGGGCGCGGACGCGCAGGTGATCGGGTCGAACTTGGTGGACCTGGACCTGAAGGGGATCCAGGGGGCGCGGGAGACGCGCCTGTCGGTGCTGAGCAGGGTGCCGGCGGCGCTGCTGGGGATCAGCGAGGGCCTGTCGGGCTCGAGCCTGAACGCGGGGAACTTCAGCGCGGCTCGGCGGCTGTTCACGGACTCGTGGCTGTCGCCGACTCTGCAGGGCCTGGCGGCGTCGCTGTCGACGATCATGACGGTCCCTGCGGACGCGGAACTGTGGACCGACACCACGGACATGCCGATCCTGCGCGAGGACGCGAAGGACGCCGCCGAGATCGAGCAGGTGAAGGCGAACACGATCGCGACGTACGTCAAGGAGGGCTTCACGCCCGCCTCGGCGGTGGCGGCGGTGCGGGGGCAGGACATCACGCTGCTGCAGCACGCGGGGCTGGTGTCGGTGCAGTTGTGGGAGCCGGGCGGGGAGTCGCCGCGCAAGCCGCAGCCGGGCGCTGAGTCCCCGTCGCAGCCGACGGGCGCGGGGTCGCCGTCGCTGCAGAAGCGGCCGGACGGCAAGGTCCCGGCAGTCAGCGGAGGAAGCAATGGCAGCGGAGGCTGAGCGCGCATCTGACCTGCAGTTCGGGCAGGGGTCGGCGCTGTGGAGGTACTGGACGAAGGGCGGCGGCCTGGCGAAGTGGTCCGGTGCCGTCCACAAGTGGACGACGCTGCGGGACCTGCTGCTGGCGGCGGGCGTGCCGGCGCACTCGGCTGACGGGCTGGCGACGAACATCATCATGGCCGTCATGCCCGGTTACATGAAGCTCGCCCATGCGAAGGGAAGGTCGGGCATGGACGGCGCAGGCGGCGAGCGGTTCAACCCGAATCACGTCCCGGGGGGCGCTGGCGGCGGCCAGTTCACGTCGGGCGGCGGCGGCTCATCCCAGGGAAAGGCTGCTCCGGCCAAGGCTAAGGCCCCGGCCAAGGCGCCCGCGGGCAAGCCGAAGGCAGCGGCCAAGGCGCACCCGGCGCTGCCCGCGACGCCGAACGGGCTGGGCTACTCGGCCGCGCAGTGGCGGCAGCTGCAGCAGTGGGAGGCCGACTATAAGGCCGGCAAGAAGCTAGACCACCACCAGCTGCACATGCTGCACGAGGCGCACCTCAAGCACGTGGCTGCCCTGGGGAGGAAGGCGGCGGCGGGCGGCCCGGATGCTCACCGGCTGCACGCGCAGCGGGAAGCGCACAAGGCGCACGCCGCGCGGCTGGCGCGGGAGGCGGCGGCGGCCAAGGCGGGCGCGCACAAGGCGGGGAGGTCGGTCATCGACGCGATCAGCGAATACGAGCGGGCTGCCAAGCCGTACGGCGACGTCGCCTACGCCGACCCGAAGAACGGCAAGTACCCCATCGACACCGCCGACCACGCGAAGGCTGCCTGGTCGTACATCAGCATGCCGAAGAACGCGGCGCAGTACCCGATGAACGGGGTGACGCTGGCCGAGGTCAAGAAGCGGATCATGGCGGCGTGCAGGAAGTTCGGCATCACCGTCGCCGACACGGACGGCGACATGAACGCGGCGCACTTCGCGCCCGACGTGGACGTTGTCCGCTCGGGTGAGGGCATCACGCTGGAGCCGTCGGATGACGGGTCGCCGGGGACGCTGACGGGCCGGTTCTCCGAGTTCGGCCGCTGGTACCCGGTGTCGTCGCGGCTGGAGGGCAACTTCCTGGAGCGGGTGCAGCCGGGCGCGACGATTGACACGATCCGCGACCACCGTGACTCGATGCGGGTGCTGTTCGACCACGGGATGGACCCCCAGGTCGGCAACAAGGTCCTCGGCCCGATCGCGACCCTGGAGGAGCGGTCGGACGGCCCGTGGTACGAGGTGCCGCTGTTCGACACCTCGTATAACCGTGACCTGCTGCCGGGCCTGAAGGCTGGCGTGTACGGGGCGTCGATGCGGATGCGGGTGACCGGCGACCAGTGGGACGACGAGCCGAAGCGGTCCGAGTCGAACCCGGAGGGGATCCCGGAGCGGACGATCACCGCGATGAAGGTGCTGGAGTTCGGCCCGGTGACGTTCCCGGCGAACCCCGGCGCGTCAGCAGGGGTCCGGTCGGCGACGGACGAGTTCTACGGGCGCCTGGCCGGGGTGGACCCGCCGGCGTTCGCGGACGCGGTGCGGGCCTGCGGCCTGTCACCTGAAGACTTCACCAGCCGGGTCACCGCGCGGAGCGGCCCCGGCCGGGAGCACGACGTGCAGCCAGGCCACGGCAGGACGTCACCGACCACGATGGCGGCCCTGCGCGACAGGGCCTGGCGCATGAGGGAGATCAGGTAAATGCCTGGCACTGACAATGAGGACCGGTTCATCCTGCCGGAGTCCATGGACGACCTGCGGGGGAAGACCCCGGAGGAGCTGCGGCAGGTGCTGGAGGTGCTCGACGCGCACCTGAAGAGCCTGCACCAGTCCGACGAGGGCGAGCTGCGCGAGCTGAGCGACGAGGAGGAGTCGGCGTTCAACCTCGGCATGCAGCTCCGCACCGCGATCATGGACAAGCTCGACAACCACACGCGGATCGCGGAGGTGTTCCGCCGCCGCCCCGCCGTGGTGCAGCAGGCGTACGCGAACATCCGCTACGGCCTAGACGACCCGGCGGGGGACACGCGGCGGCTGACCGTGCCGGAGGCCCGGGACCGGGCGCTGCGGGTGCTGGACTCCCGCGACGCCGGCGACCTGTCCGACGCCGCGAAGGTGCAGGTGGAGAAGCTGCTGCGCCGTGACACGATCACCGCGCGGCGGATCCTGGTCACCGAGAACGAGGACTACCGCACCGGGTGGATGAAGATGGTCACCCAGGTTCACCCGATCCTCACGCCGGAGGAGCAGCGTGCGATGCTGGCGTGGGAGGAGTTCCGCGCCATGGGCGACTGGACCACCACGGCGGGCGGGTTCGGGATCCCCGTTTTCATCGACCCCTCGATCATCCTGACGGCGCAGGAGAGCTCCAACCCGTTCCTGACGATCGCTAAGCAGGTGACGATCAACACCAACCAGTGGAAGGGCGTCTCCTCCGCGGGCGTCACCTGGGCGTTCCAGACTGAGGCGGCGGCGGCGGCGGACAACTCCCCGACGCTGGCGCAGCCCGCGATCCCGGTGCACATGGCCCGTGGCTTCATCCCCTACTCGATCGAGGTGGGGATGGACTACCCGGGGTTCGCCTCGGAGATGTCCGGGCTGCTGGCGGCCGGGTACGACGAGCTGCTGGTGCAGAAGCTGACCATCGGGTCGGGGACGGGCGAGCCGAAGGGCATCCTGACCGCGATCTCCGCGACGTCGGCCGACCGGGTGAAGGTCACCACGGGCGGCTCGATCGGCGCCCCGGACCCGTACAACGTGTGGAAGGCCCTGCCGCAGAAGTACCGGCGCAACGCGAGCTGGCTGATGTCGGTGGGCGTCAACAACGCGATCCGGCAGCTCGGCACGGCGAACGTCTACCACGCGGCCACCGTGGCGCTGCCCGAGGGCTGGCTGGACGTGCTGTTCGGCAAGCCGACGTACGAGAGCGCCTACATGCCGGATGCCACCACCTGGACGACCACGGCGGAGGGCCAGGCGATCGTCGGCGACTTCTCCAACTTCGTCATCGCGAGGAATGGCGGAATGTCAGTCGAATTGGTTCCCCAGCTATTTCAGCAGGTTACCGCCGGCAGCGGGCCGGCGGTCCCGACGGGACAGCGGGGCTGGTTCGCGTACGCCCGGATCGGTAGCGACGCTAGCAACGTAGCGGGCTTCCGTCTTTTGGTTGCGAACTCCTGATGGCGGCCGAGCAGAAGCCCGCGGCGCAGCCGAGGGCGGAGGCGCCGCAGCCGAAGGCGCCCGAGCCTGAGCAGAGGGCTCCGCTGGGCAGCGCCGCCGCGTCCGGTAACCCGCTGGTGCACCAGGCGCTGGCGGAGCGGATCATCGCGGAGAGCCCTGGCGTGGACGACAAGGACGCGCTGAGGGCGATCGACCAGAAGCTGGCCGACCTCGGCGTGAGCGTCGACCAGTAGAAGACCGGCGGCCCGGGCTTCCCCGAGGTGCCCGGGCCGCCTCTACCTCGGGAGAAGATCATGGACGTCGTCTATGCCACGTACACCGCGCAGGTGGTCACCC